CATACGCCAAGCCCGTTTCAACAACCGCAACGGCTGCACTAACCGTGCTATTGGTATCGTAAACTTCATACTTATACGAGCCTGTTTCAAGCGACCCCACGGTAATCTGAAATTTGTCATAGCGGTTGGTGTAGGAAGAAAGGTTGGCCGATTTCAGCAGGGTGAAGTCGGTCGTGGCGTTCTTGGCGATGTTGGTCAGCCGCAGGATGTAACGGTCCCCCGATGAGGCCCGCTGCGTCCAAGTGACGACGATGGTGTTGGTAGAATTGGGAGATAGGTAAATCACGCTATCCTTAAATGTAGGATGCGCCCGAATTTCACAATTTGCGCCCGATGCTTCGGTAGAGTTCGGCCCTCCGCTCGGCGGTCTTGCTGATGTCAAAGCGTTCCCGTACATCCTTGGACAACTGCACGGCCAAGGAGCGAGCGTAGTCGGGCTCGTTCACGAACTTGCGGACCGCCTTATACCATGCGTCTTTCTTGCCGTAGGGGATGAGCAACCCGTTGTGCCCGTGGACGATGATGTCCGTATAAGGGATGGTTTCCGAGGCGATGATAGCCTTGCCCATCCATCCTGCTTCCACGACTTTCAGTTCGCTTTTAAGGCGGTTGAACTTGGTATCACGCAGGGGGGCGATGGTTGCGTTGATGAAGTTGTACCCGCCCACATAGGAGTAGATGTCCGCCGCTTGGATGCGTCCGTAATTCTTGTTTAACCCCCTGCATGATAGCATCCGCTCGTAGTCATCGTAAACGGCGTTCCCGTCGTTCCACCCGCCAAGGTAGATTTTGTATCTCCCATCCAGCGACTTGTCGTGGGCAAGCAGGCTGAAGGAATGCTCCACCAAGGCGATGTCCTCTTGGTGCTGCGCCCCTCCGAACCAGCCAATCTTGAACAGGTGCGGTTCGGGTTCGGCATTCGTGTCGGGAAGGTACTGCTGATAGGCTTCGTAGGGTTCGTTGGGGAGGATGGTTACCTTCTTGTTGAGCAGGCGAATCTTCTGCGCCAAGTGTTCGGTCGTGGTGGTCACATGGTCGGCAAGTCGGATGTGTTCACGGATTTGCTCGTCCAACTTGGTGGACAAATAGTGTCGGTACATGATATGCCCACTCTCCAGCACCCAGTAGTCGTCAAGGTCCAAGATAACCTTCGCCCCAAAGGCCGTCAGAGCCTCGTAAACCTTCCGAATTTGGTCCAGCGTACCTTGACACCACAAGCGATTAAATAACCACACATCGACCGTCTTTAGGTCTTCATCCTTGACATTGGCGATGTTGTCCACGCAGACATAGTCAAACTCCGTGTAGTTGTCGCCAAGATAGGCGTTTGGCATTTCCAGTCGGTAAAAAGAACACCCCGTCGGGTGAGCGTTGTAAACGATGCAAATTCTCATGCCCAAAGGTACAAAAAAAAGGGCCACCCCTTGCGAGATGGCCCAGACCACTAAACCATGCGGGCGTATGAGAACCCGCAGGTCAAAGATACGCTACGAACCGCTGATTTGTGCGGTCGCTACCGTGAATTGAGATACCAAAACATTCAGCATCGGATTCGGCTCCATGCCCGAAAGGGTCAACTCGTAGCCGCTCCTGTCGCCAAATGCAGTACCCGTTCCAGCGGTTCCCGCAGACACCTCCAAGCCGTTGGCCGCACCGAGGAACCAGTAGCGGTCATTGTTGTCTTGAACGATTGCGTACACCCGATTTTGAGCCAAGAGGCGCAACTCATTGCGGACGGTGGTCTGCAACTTGTTGATGGTGAAGGTCAGTTCGGGCGTGTAGAAAAGCGTTCCATTCTCAACCGACGCATTCAGCGTTTCGGTCATGCTGGAGGTGGCTTTCGTCAAGTCGTATTCAAACCAAGTACCTGCAAGGGTTCCCGACACGGAGCCAGTCGTATTGGCGACCGTTCCCGTTGGGTTGAAGGTTTGCACGAAGATTGTTTTGATACCGCCAACCGAGTTGCGGCATCCGAGGGCGTAGCCCGTAGTTAAGGAGCAAGACATAGTGTATATTTATTTTGTGAGTTGCAAGAATAAAAAGCGGGGGGAAGTTTCCCTCCCCCCTTACACTTAGGCCAAGCGGAAGTCAACCATCAAGTCGGGATAGGCGAACTGCACACCTGCTTTGAAGGCGGCTTGGAAGCGGACTTCATCGTTGTCCTGCGAGTACCACAAGGAGAAGTTTTCCTCGTCGGAGAGCAAGTCAGTTCCGTAGAACAGGTTGCCAAGGTAGGTGCAGACGATGCGATTGGTAGAAGTCAAACCTGGGACGGCAACTACACGGACATTTGTGCCTGGGTAAACGATGTCGCCATCGGCAAGGCCCTGCAAATCCACTTGGTTATACATAACACCTGTGTTGGCTTTGAAGGCTCCAATCAAGGTGCGGAAGTTGTTCCAACCGCAGAAGATTACAAGGTCGTTGCGGGTCAAGATAGCCTGCGGGATGTCGTTGTAAACCTTGTCAAAGATGCTGATGACATTGGAAGTGGTGATACCGACGGAAGCCGATACTGGGTTCCAAGTGGTGCTGGAAGCGTTGGCGAGAACCGTGGAACCCGATGCGGCGTTCAGCAACTGGTTTACACCGCTGAAGTAGGAGTTACCCTGCCAGATAGCGTTCTCCAACGCTTCGGCGATGCGGAGAGCCTTCTGCTCGGAGAATGCCTGCTCGAATGGTACGCCGTCGTAGGTAGAACCAGCGGTCAACTGGGACTGCATCCAGTATTGTTCCAGCGAACGAGGACAAAGAGCCTCTTGAATCTTCATGCGGCCAACGGTGATATTACGCTGGGTGAAGGTCGTGTTGCCTGTTGGGGTCCAACCGCATACATCGCCACCAGCGATATTTGCATCGGTGTCCATGAGGTTCAACGCAGCGGCCGACTTGATGCCCACCTGCTTGGTGAACAAGGCTGCGGAACGGGCCGAGAACACGGCCTTAGTGATGAGGGGTAAACGCTGCTGCTCGGTGTAAGTAGTCAGCGGGGAAACGAATGAATAAGCCATGGCTTTTTGTTTGGGGGGTTAAGGATTAATTGGATTTTTTGAGAGTTTGGATTGCTTGTGCGAGGGCATTGAAGTTCTGCGTTGCAGCGGCCTTCCGTTGCTCCACAATAGCGGAGGCGGTTGGCTTCGGGGCTTCGGATGGGAGTTCTGCGACCTTCTCGACGATGTCGGTCATGGTTTCCATCTGCGATGCAAATGCGGCCATCTTGTCCTTCATTTTTCCCATTTCCGTGTAGGCTGCCTTCAGTTCCTCCATGATGCTGACCAAGTGCTTCTTGACGATTTCTTCCACCATGGCGGGGTCCACCATTGGGTAGCCTTCGGCGATTTCACTCACCACTTCACCTGCAACTTCGGGGGTTATCTCTGCGGCAACGGCGACTTCTTCGGCAGGTGCTGGGGCTTCGGCTACGACAACTTCAGTGATTTTGCCACCTTCGGTCTTGATGACACCAACGCCTTCCACTTGATGCTCGCCGTCAGGAGCGGGCAGGGTTTCGTCTTCGGTGATGACATACACGGCGGTTCCTGCAACGAGGTCGCCGTCCACACGGACAACAGTTCCATCCACCAACTTGTAGTCGGCAAAGGCTTGCTTTTGGGTTGTGAACTTCCGCAACTCGGTGCGGAGAGTGTCAATGGCTGCTTTTAGGTTCATAGATTAAAGGGATTTGTAGTTAGGTTGTAATTGTTGCAAAAAGTTGGTCAAATCGTCTGCGAGGCCAGCGAGTGCGACCTCAAGTTCAGTCCCCGTGTTCTTCATGCCAAACAAGCCCTCCACGGAGAAACCCTTGAAGGCGTGGCGGTTCTCCCACACTTCATCGTTCTCCACCTTGAAGGACCCGAACCAAGACCCGTCGGGGGTGTCCTCGTAGCCCTTGGGGGGAAGTACGCCACGGGTTGCATCGGTGATGTAGGATTCAAACATGAACACGCCATCGAGTTCGGCGTTGTGGTAAGCGTTCACATTGTGCTGGTTTCCTTGCTTGAAGTACTTCTGCACGATTTTGCGGATTGTCGCTTTGTCGAATACGACATAGTACTCGCCATAAGTGTCGTCCTTCCGGTAGATGGGCGTATCGGCCAGCATGAGCGGCCCCGTCAGCACCCTGCGCTCTCCCGTTTCAGCGAATCGCTGCGGGGTTTTGGCGAAGGCTTGGAAGGGTTTCTCAATGGCAGGCATATCAACGAGGGCGACAAATTGCACGCCTTCGTCCACTTCGTCCACGGTCATTCGGTACACGGGAAGTTCCATGGTGGGATATGTAGCGGTTAGCCTAATGTTGCAAATTCGGACAAGCGGCGCACCCTGCTGGTCGTCTGCTGAATGTCTCGCTCCACCACATAGGCCCGCATGGGTTGCATCCCTTGGCCTTGGCCGTTCATTGCAGCCCCATCCGTTCCGAGCATCGTGGTTTGGGGATTAGCAAAGATTGGAGGTGGGGTTGTAGATGCGCCGCCACCACCTACGGTAGGAACGGGAGTTGAACTTACCGAAGATGTACTTTTGAACTGCGTCTTGGAGATTGCGGCAACCCGTGCAAGACCTTGGGCGACTGCAATGCCTGCGGCAATGGATGCACGAATTGGAGCAGATGGGTCGGGAATAGTCATTTGGGACTTATACGCTCCCTGTGCAGCCGCAAAAGTGTCAATAATGGTTTGGGCTATCCCTGCTGCTTTGTTGATGTTGAATGCCCTTTTTTGGGATTGTTCGCTTTCACCTGCAAAAGCGTTGGCAAGTTCACCAATGGTCGCAAATCCGCTGCTTGCAAGTTCAATTTTTTGTTGCTCAATTATCTTTTGGTCTTCAAGTTTTTTCTTTTCAATCTCAGTCGCATTTGCCGCCGCTGATGCACGGGCTTGACCCTCCCTTCGCATTCCATCAATAACCGCCTGCTCTGCCGCTGCTTGAGCGTCCAACTGGTTTTCATAAAGGAGCAAATTTGTTTCTTTGACAAAATCAATAATTTGATTGCCTTCTTGGTTTCTTTCTTTTGTGCTGCTTTTTATTTGCTCGCTTCTGCCTTTACGAATCTCCTTGTTTGCATTTTCAGTTTCCTTCACCAAAGTTTTAAGTTCGGTGATTCGGTTTTGAAGTTGCTGCTGATTCATCCCATTGATTTCCGCATTTTGACCTTTAATGGTTTGCATCATCATCTCACGGGCCTGCAACTCGTTCTTATATTGAGCGATTTTCCTTTCGTTTATTTTGATTTCGTCAAGACCAAAAGCGGCAAGGCTTCGGTAGTATAACTCCATCGCTTTCTTTCCATCCTCTGCCGCTTGTTTTTGTCTTTCAAGTTCTTCCGTACTTTTTTTGGTTGAACTGCTAAACGCACCCATTGCTTCAGCCGCAAACCCAAGAACCACCACAAAGGCTCCGACACCCGTCGCAAGCAACGCAAGACGAAAAGCCCTCATGGCTCCTGTGCTTGTGCCTACTGCTAAGGCATACAACTTTTGAGCCAATGCCGCTGCTTCGGTCGTGATAACGGATTTTTGGGTCAGTAGGATGTTGATTTGCTGCACCCCATTGACCAAGGCCATCGCACCTTGGACTTGTACCATTGCCTTTTGCAAATCCTCGTTCTCGTCACCGAACAAAGCCGCTGCACCTTGGGCAATCGCAAACCCTGCCGCAACTGCTTGGGATGCTTCCACAATTAAGGTAAACGCCTTGCTGCCGCCCTTTGCGAACGAATCAACGGACTGCTCAACGCCCTCAATGGTTCGCTTGTAGTTACCCGCCTCAACTTGCAGGCGTTGGAACTCTTCGGTGTTCTGCTTGCCCGCCGCAGCGAGTTCAACCATTCGCTTTTTGGCGGCGTTGAGTTTGTCTTCAAGCGATTCAAGTGCTGGCCCTGTCGCATCGGTGGCGACTACTTTGAGGGCAATTTCTTTAGTTACATCTGCCATGGTTATCCTTCGGAAGGTAGTTCGGGGTTTACGGGTGGTTCATAGCCTGGGTCAACGGGGTCGGGGTCAATCGGACCGTTAAACAGGAATTCGGGGTCGCTTGCAATCGGTGTGGTCGTGGTTGCAACAAAGTCGGAGAGGTTGAGGATGCGTCGGAGCGTCACTCGGCAGGGCTTCATCTGCCCGACTAGGTAGTCCCGAATCTCCAGCAACCGCCAACGGATGCCGCCGTAATACACGGGCTTGCGGAAGTCCAGTTGGTAGATGTCCACCGATGAGAGCAGCATCGTGAGTTCCAACTGCAAGGCCTCCTGTGATACGGTTTCGTTTATGTAGTTGAGCCAGTAGGTGTTGTAGAGGTTGTTGTTGGTGTAGGCGTACGGATTGCCGCTTGCGTTCACGGCGTTGTAGTACACCAACCTTGGCTGCCCGAAGGTGAGGTCCACATTCGGGGCGTATGGGTTGTCGATGTGGGATATGAAGGGCATCTTTAGAATGCCGACGGACAAGGCTACATTTCCGCTGACCCCGTATTGGTAGGCCCACTCGGTCTGCCCTTCGATGAGGTTGTACTGCGCTAATCGATAGCCCGTTTGCAGAGGCTTGATGGTCCCGCTTGCGATGGTTCCGTCAATGTCCCAGGTACGGCCCACGATTTTGTCCGTGCTGAACGATGCGGGTATCAAAGTCCCGCATAGCGTTTCCACGACCTTATCTCCCTTGCCGTAAAAGTTACCCGTGTTGAAGATTCGGCCTCCGTATCCCTCACGAGCCAACGGGTAGGACTGCTTGTAGGTTTTGCTCAAATAGTCGCCCATGTCCTTGTACTTGAACACGATGTTGGTGTAGGCGTTCGGGTCGCCGTTGGTGAGGTTCTGCTCGGCGTTCTCATCGGATTTCTGCGACCAGTCCACCACCGCCCCGCTGGAATAGAAGTCCTTCCACGGCTCGATGTAGAGCAGTTTGGGGTCTTGGGGGTCAGGCATGAACTGGAGGTTGAACATCTTCTGCAAATCTTGCAGGAGGTCGCTCTGCTTCACATCAGCAGGCAGGGCGGTCCGCATATCCAGCGTCCCAGCATTGGCCCAATTTTCAAGGCACTCAAACTGTATGCTGCAATTTGGTTGCTGGTCAAAACTCGCCACTTGGGAATCAACTATGAGCCTAACATTTATGCCCGCACGAATTGAAATATTTGAAAAAACCACATCTTGAAACTCATCCTTGGTAAAGATTGAGTTCCATGAGCCATCATTGTTTAATGCTGGTATGAGGGCTATATTTTGATTGTTTGTTGTATCTCTTAACGATATACCGAAAGGAAGCCTTGTCCCAGGTGCGGACCAAGTAAATTTCAATTTTACCCTAATATTCCACCGAGTGGTCAAATTTGGCGACACGAATGTGCTTGACGATGCGACCCAATAGTTTGGCCTATCATAAAGCGGCGGTGTTGAATCGTCTTGAAAAAGCAGGAACCCCGTGACCGTAGAATAATTCGCTCCACTACCTCTTGCAAAAATATTGGACCCCGATAGGTTTATCGGCATCGTCCCCGCCGCATAGGGCATCACCAACTTGTTGAAGAAGGAGGAATTGAAGAATGTGCTGGAATAGCGGAACCCCGCCTCGGTGAAAATCAAGTCCACCATCTTCTTGACATAGATGCTGGGGCCGAGCCTCCACCACGGGGCTTGGAACCAACCGCCGCCCTGGTTGAGGATGTCCGTGAATCCCGCAGCATCCACCACCCCGTAAACATACCCGCTGCTCAACGCACCCGATGCCGTCCAGGTTCCCGACACATGGCCGCTGGTAGGCGTGTGGTTCATTCCCGTAACGCCTGCGGTGTTCACCAGCATATTGCCCTCTATCGCTTTGAACAGGGACACATTATCGGTGAACAAGCCCACCTCGTAGGTGACGGTTCCTTTGGTTTTGCTCATGGAGAGCAGTTGCAGCACTCCGCTGAACACCTGCACCCCATCCTCCCACATGGCGGCACGGATGCGCTTGTTCGGCTGGAACCCACCCACGAAGGACTGGATATTGTACGCATACGCAAAGCAGGCCCGATTCGTCGGGGTGTTGGGGAGGGTGATCGTCTTGCTGAACGACCCACGCTGCTTCGTGACATCCTCAATGTCGCCAATGGAATAAGTGACGGCGATGTCGGTTCCGCCCATCGTGTCAAGGACATAGGCGAGTTCAGGCATGGCATTCAGCCCCGCAAAGCGCAGGTACAGGCAGTCAAAGCAGGCGTCTTCCTTAGCGGTTGCCCCGTCTGCATCGGCACGGGTGTTGAAGTTGTTCCACGCCGTTAGGTCGTCGATGAAGGTTGCCGTCGGGTAGGCTATCAGCGTGACGCTCATAGAATCGAATTGTCGTAGGCTACGGCCACCTCAATCTGCAACTGCGTGAGGCGGTCATTCCGTCTGGTTACAAATTGATACTGGTTGGCGTTGACCACCGCTTCCACAAGGGTTCCACCAAGTTCGAGCCACACATACCCGCTACGAACCATTTCAATGAGCCACTCGCTTTCAGCATCAGTCAGCCAATCGCTATTGAGTGCATACACGAAGTCAAACGACCCCGCCCAAACCTTGTTGTAGGTCGTGGTGGCGTACACATCGGAGTTGTACCCAAACACTTCCCGCTGGATGTTGGCCCGCTTCCTGTTCTTCATCGTGAAGGTGTAGGAATCAATCCCGCCGTACTTGTTGACGAAGTGAACGGGGATGGAATCAAACCGCTGGCAGGGGCCGAAGGTGAAAGTGGTCTGCACCGAGAAACCACTATTCCCCAAGAACTGCACCGTGTAGGAATCGCCCTCCACCGCTCCGCTCAATGCAGAAATAGTTCCCGACAAGTTCGCAGGACCGCAAGCAAAGCGTTGGATGTTGTAGTCGGTCGTTCCCGAAAGGCTGGGGCTGACTGCAAAGTCGTAGTTCACGGATTTGTAGTTCACCCGTGCCGATACGAGCCAAGTGTCGTTGGCGGTTGATGTTGTGTACTTGGTCCCGTTGATTGCAAGGAAGTTGCTCCCCCCGTGGTACACGGTGAAGGCTTGCGGGGTTGTCAGCGGACGGACATTGGTGAAACTGCTACCAATGCGGAAGTACCCGCTCAAACTCCATGTCGCAAGTTCCAACTGCTCCAGGTTCCCTGCAAAGGCCATCACCCCGCTGACCGTTGTGGTCGCTCCAGTCACGGCGGGCGTGTTCCCGTACTCTTGCGTGAAGTCAAGCCGGTATCCGGAATAAAACCCCGAATGGTCAGCAAATCCCGTCTGCGTCAGCGATGGGGCGGTCGGGGCTACGAGGGTTTCAACCACCTTCTGCACATCAAAGAATCCGAAGTTGGTGGTCGGTAGTTTGTCGCATTTCAGCCGTGCCAGCGTCGTGCCTGCGGGGTTCTTCACATCGCAGACATAGCGGTAATTGGGTTGTGCAATCAGCGAGCCGCTGACTTTGAAAAGCATCTTGTTGTAAACGGGGGTCGCTACGAGGGGCGAACCCGAAAGGACGGATATGGACATGGGTTATCGGACGGTTGCGACGCTTATTGATTTGCCGAGAACCTCGGCGATGTTTTCGGTTAGCACATCCACCATTTCCTTGGTGGCTGCATTGCTCATGAAGTTGGTGGCCCGAAGACCTTCCCTGCTGATTTTGCGGGCGATGTTGATGGCGAAGGAACGATTGGCCGCTTGCTTATCCCTGCCCTGCAACGGGATCCCCTTGAATGCGATCCACTCTTGGAGCGGTCGGATCGGGATCGGGTTGCCCTTGAATCGGAACGGGCTATTTGGCGCACGGTTGCTCTTCTGCGTTCCCTTCACACCAAGGTCCACGAACTTCCAGTAATCGTTGGCCTTGATAGCCACGACAAAGGACGAATCGGTCAGGGTGATGGGTTCAACGGTTATGCTTTGGGCAAGGGCATTGCTTGCAATAGCGTTGGCGTTGGCGAGGTTTTGCTTGGCTAACTTGACCACCCCTTCAAGCCACTTCGTGACCAAAGCGTAGGACTTGTTCTCAATCGCTCCATCCGCAAGGCTTACCCCAAAGTCGGCCAAGGCTTCCTTCTGCAAGTCGGTCAGTTTCTTGCCCGAACCACCTACGAATACATCAAACTCCATGGTGGTAAATGTAGGCCAGCAAACAAAGTGTCCTACCGCCTCCGCATCCGCTCCGCCTCTTGCCTTTCGGCTTCCAAGATGTCGTGTATTAAGAGCGCATAGTTGAGGAACTCCACCGCCTTCATTGCGAAGATGGCATCAAATTTCAGTACATCCTTGTTTGCCATCCTCCACACGACCATCAGCCAACCGTACCCTGCAAGGGGATTGGTTACTGGGCCTGCATCCCCTTCGTCAGGTGCCGAGAATAATCGCTCAAAACTTTCAAGTAACTTTCGGAACTTAGCAAAAAAAAACTGACCACCCCCCAAACATCCCCGATTTTGGCGTGGGACTTGAACAGTTCGGCCCGCTCTTGGTGGCTTGCCCCGTCGTACTTCTTCGGGAAGTAACCGAGGAACCCGCCTTCCCTGCAAAGGGTCGCCATGATGCGGTGCAGGTTTTGGACAAGTTTCTTTTCGTCCGTCGTGTCGGTGTCCATCAGGTCAATGAGTTGGCCAGCGGTCAACTCGTCCGTGAAGACGGTCGGAATCCACCACTTGCCGCCCGCTTTGAACCGCCTCCTGTAAGCGAGGGTGGGTAACTCGTTCCACTCTGCGATGATGGTCTTGTAACGCTTAGTAAGCCCCTTGGCGGGCATTTCCCTTACGAGTGATACATCCACCCCCTCAACTATCGCCACGACCCCTGCACGCTTGTCGTAATCGGTCAGCACGGGGCTGAACTCCAGCGCAGCGATGCGTTGGAACTGGTCAATGGTGAGGTCTTGGAGTTTCATAGGTTGGCGGTTTTAATCCAAATAGAATCGCTTTGCAGTCCAGGCATCACGAAGTCAAAGTCCACCTGCTCATACCCTTTCGCAATCATAAACGCTGCGACCTGGTTGTAGAGTGCCTGACCGACCCACACTTCCTCGTGTTCGCATTCAAGGTGAAAGGTCTGCACCCGATGGATGGAATTACCCATGCTTTGCAGGACTTCAAGGGTTGCCCCTTCCACATCCACTTTGCAAGCCCCAATCGAGCCTTCAATCATGGCAAGCAGTTCTTCGCCCGTGATAGCCTCCACCTCAATCCTGTTGGCGTTGGCGTAGAGGTTGTCGTAGGAACGGTCAAGGAGCGATGAAGTTCCTACCTCGTTAGGACTGCCCTGCATTTGGATGAACTCCAACTTGCCCGAATGCTTATAGATGGCTTTGCGGACCAGGTTGAAGTTGGGGTAGGCTTGAGCGATGTAATCCGCTTGGCTTGGGTTTGGCTCGCAGACCCACACGGAACTTGACCCGAAATGGTCTGCAATCGCCTTCGCATCGTGTCCATCCCGTGAGCCAATTTCCAGCACGGTTGTTGGAACTATTCCTGCGGTTCGGATGGCGTTGCAGTATCGTTGCATGGTCAAAAGATTTTAAGCCCGTCCGCAATCTTCTTGGCGGTGCTGGCGTGGTTGGCTTTGTCAAGGTACTGCCTGAACTCCCAGTCCGCATTCAAATCGTCAGCGGTCAGGTAGTAGGGAAGATGCCTGCACTCGTAAGGTGCGACCATCCTTGCCCCTCCGATGACCACCCGCTGATAGCGTTGGTGATGGTAGAAAGCAAAGGTCGTGTCAACGGGCGCAAGTTGCAGGTCGTGGAAGTACGGTTGATTCTTGTAGCGCAGTTCGGCTTGCTGGAAGAACAAAGCATCGGTAGGCACATCGTCCGTCCGAATGCCAAGGCCGATTTTGTCCTTGACCGAGAACTTGACCCCGTTAAACGGGTCGCCTTCCTCCTGTTCGTACATATAAGATTTTTCGGGTAGGTCATACCAAAGTTCCCGCATCCGTAGGAGCGTGTCATCGGGCAGGGCCGAAAGGTCAAGGTCAGGGTCCGTGACGATGTAGTCGGGGTAGCCCATGTCAAACAACTGCTGCGGGATTTGGGCCTGCCATGCTACGAGGTGGCCGAAATTGCCCCCCGTGCGGATTACTGCAACCTCGTTGGCTTCCAGTTTCAGTTGCTCGTACCATTCCAGCGTGGGGCCGTAGGTGGAATCGTTGTCCACGATTAGAATGGGTCCAACCCCAGGCATCCGCATCAGTTTCTTGACCATCGCCTTCGGCCAAGTGTAGAGGTTGAAGTTGGTGATGATGACAGGGATTTTGGCCATGGCTAAAATGTGATAACGAACTTATCCGGACCTGGCCACCCCTTGCAGGAGTTATAGACGGTCATGCCTTCCCTCTTCCCGATCCAATGCTCTGCCTGCCAGCGGTGTTCCCTTACGGGTTCGCCCAGTTCACGGATGTGGGACGACTTAGCCCACCAAAAAGTCCCCGCAAAGTAGGGATACCCGTCGGGGTTGTTGTGGTCAGCGATTTGGGGGAACTCTTCCTTGGTCAGCCAGTAGGCTCCGACGCAGTCCACATTGGCGAGTTCTGCGATGGCCCGCTCCCAAGCGACCACATTGAAGAACACCATGGACCTGCACCAAAGTTGGTTGATGAGGCTGGGGTCGGAACTGCCCTTGGTATGCCCGTACAGGTAGGCGGCATCCTCGGTTTGGCTCGCTCGGTACATCTCGGTGAGGGTCGCTTGCTCCCAAGCGTTTGTGCGGGTCACAACTATTCTAATCTTCGAAGCGACGAGTGAGTTGTCCAGGATATCCTTAACCAACTTCCGCTGGTCGGGTGGGCCGACGATGCCGACACGGATTTCGTCAAGTTGCTCAATCAAGCCGTAGTTGCACAGGGCCATCATGTGTTGGTGCATGATGAGTTGCCATTGGCCGCCTCCGCCGCAATAGATGTGGTAGTAGTGTACGAGTTTCATAATAGGGAAGCGATTGCAAAAATCAAAACCAATAAGAGGAAGAATCTGCCAAAAATCAAAAGCAAATCAATGATGGATTCGAGGTTCATGGGGTCGGGGGGATTGCTTCTACTACTTGACCATGTTCGTACTCCGTAATGATGTAAGCCCCTTCTGGTAACTCTTTCAAATCAACGCCTTCCAACTCATGCTCTTTATACGCATACATTCGCCGAATGCCATTCTTTATCACATAGTCGTACAACGAGTTTGTCATTTCGCTCTCATGTTCCAGCATAACGAACAAGTCGGATTTTGGATTGACCGACCTTAAACGGTACATTTTCATACCCCAAAGTTACACCACAAGATACTTGCCCGAGTTGCTGACCGCCAATTTGTTGAGGGCCACATAGCGGAGGGCATCGCAGGCGTGGTTGTAGGAATCAATCGGGACCCCTGTATCCTTGCCGTCCTTGTCCGTGGCCCAAGTGTACGAGCGGAGTTCTTTGATGAGGTTCACGGAATCCTTGGTCACATGAAGGTTGAACCGCTTCACGATGTCAATCCCCTGCCTTACCGAATCGGGTCCCTTGCTTGCGGGCTTGATGTTGAACCCCAAGCGATAGATTTCCTCAATGGACTTCGGTTCTGCTGAATCCGCCACGATTTCCCACGCACGGGTAATGCCGAACTCTTTCAGTCGGACGGCAATGTCGCTATTGGTCAAGCCACGATGGTAGAGCAACTCATGCACAAACAAGTCGTCACCCCTGCGGTAAACTGCGACCAAGGCCGTGGGGTCCGTGCTGAAGCCCCAGTCAAGCCCGTAGGCGACGAATTTCATCGTGGATGGGTCTATACCCTCAACCACCGTGTAATCGCCGTAGATAGCCCCCTGTAGCGTCCCGACTTGACCGAGGCCGTACACCTTCCACCAGTTCGCCCAATAGGCGGAGGTTTCCGCTTTGGTGCGGTTCAGTTCGATGTCGTTGCGGATGGTGTCGGGAAGGGCTTCGTTGTCTTGGTATGTGAGGATGAGGAACTCCGCATCGGCTTCGGGTAAGACCTCGGTGTGCGCCCAAAACTCATGCGTCGGGTTGAAGTCAATGTAAATCTCCTGACTTGTACGGATGGCAAGTTGGTAATACGAATCGAAGTCGATGTTGTTGGCCTCGTTTATGTAAAGGATTTGCCTCCTTGCCCCACGGAGCCGTGCTTCGGAATCAGCGGAAAAGAACTCAATCGTGGACCCGTTGGCGAAGTTGTACTGCAGGAGGGTCTTGTTCCACCTATCAGGAACCCAACGATGGGTCCATTGCATAATCTTGGCAAAGTCCTTTATCGCCCCCCGTCGTAGGTGGGGCACGGATTCGGACACGACCGATATTTCCGACTTGGGGAACCGAGCGGCGTGGTCAATGAGGACCGCCAATATTGCAAGTGTTTTTCCTCCCCCGCCCGTTAAAGCGGGGGCAAGCATCCAGCAGATGTCCCGCCCTGAATTACCTTCTTTCGGGC